AAGTATTGCATCGGACGTTGGACGCTGACCTTTGCGGGCTGAGGAGGGAGAACGGTTTCGATGACGTTGCCTTCGTCGTCAACGCTGGTCTTGGTGTGATTCAACACCATCTGATCGCCGTCTTTGTCCTCTGTCGTCTCCTCTTCCTGCACCGTCCCACTCATGCGATACGTCGGCGTTGCCGTCTCGCTGGGGGTCTGCGTGTTGAACGTCGGGGAAGCGTATGACACCAATACCCACGCGGCTGACACGCAGCCAGGGGCCGGCACGGCGTTGACGGACTTGACGACGATGCCGTTCAGGCCGGGGTGGGTCTGACCACGAATCGGAATGCCGGGTGTGTTGAGAGCTTCGAAGAGTCGGCCGGATGCGGAACCGGAGAGTTCGGTCACGAGGAACTTGCGGAGCGCGGTGACGCCGTTTTCGTCGCTCGCTACCTGCGCTTCGTCTGCCAAGTCGCTGACTTTTACGTTTGCCATTAGGAAGTCACCGCCGTCCCACCCATGCCGATACGTTTGATGTTCTTGTTCATGTCAGTGAGAAGAGCGTTCGTTACTTTCAACTGTGGATCTTCTACGACGGTCTTGCGCGTGGACATCCGCAACGCTTCCGCCGATACGCCGTTGGCTGAAAGCTGGCCTGCAAAACCTACAGGCTGCAAGTTAACCTTTGGCAGTGTTGCATTCTCTAAAGTCTCTACGGCCTTATACGCAGCATTGCGCGCCTCGATGTCAGTCAACTTGCCTTCCAATCGAAGCATGTTGATTTCCTTCATCTGATCAACCCATCGGTCCATCGGAGATTTTGTAGCCTCGATCCATGACGCCGCTTTGTTGGAGAGTTCGCGCGATGCTGTTTCCAGATTCTGTTTGTAATTGTTCGCTAGATCATCCTGAATTTTCTTTGCCGCTTCGGCTTCTTTCTTAAGGCCAGCTGCTGCTTCGCGATTCAACTTGTCCGCCATCTCTTGCTCGTAGGGTTTCAGCTTTCCACCGAACTCGTCTTCGCGTGGCTTTAACCACCAGCCATCCTCCTCCTCCTGCATTTGCTTCAGAGTGCCCTTCATTTTCGTCCACGCGGCATCCAAGTCAGCCACTGCATTTTGGGTCATACGTCTCATGGATGCGTCTACGCCGTTGATGGCTGTATCCCACGCACTCCATTCGCTCATTATCGTTTTGATGCCGTTGGCCACGTGACCAAATACACTCTCTGCGGTCGTTGCGAGGTTGCCCAGCCAACCAGCAGCACTTTGCAATTCGTCAGAGAAGTTCGCAACAAGTTTCGATGCCGAGTTTCCCACCTGCACTTTGAGCCGGTCAAACGCATCGTTCACGTTCTCGATCTTGGCAGCGTCAAGGCGATTCATGTTGCCGCCAAGCGACTGAAACTCTTGCTGCATCTTACGAAGGCCTTCTTCTCCCTGTGCCATCATCGGCAGGAGGTCTTGACCACTCTTTCCGAACACGTCCATAGCGGCCTTTGCGCGATCAGTGGGATTCTGGATTTCTGAAATCTTTTGCGCAATGCGACCAAACGCTTTATCGAGCGGCATCTCCGATAACTTGAGACCGTCAAGACCAAGCTCTCTGAAAGTCTTTGAGGTTTCCAGATTGCCGGATCGCACTTCGCCTAACTGCTTCGCCAGCTTCTTAAACGCATCGCCCACTTGTTCGGCACTGCTTCCCGCCAGAGAGCCGCCGTGCTGTAACCCGCGCAAGGCTTCGAAGGATACTCCGAGTTGATCGCTGAGTTTAGCTGTGCTATCAACGGCTTGCATCGTAGCAGCACCATATTCAATGAAAGCATTTACTGCCGCCGTTCCCATCTGCAAAGCAAACTGAGTTACTGCTGCCGTGGCTCCGGCTATCATGCCTCCAAATTTTGAAATATTGCCAGCCGCTTTATCTAATCCCTGCTCCAACTTCTCAGTTCGTGCGAGAATTTCGACAGCGATTGCGCCTACGCTAGTTTCGCCACTGGCCATCACTTACCGCCCTTCGCCTGTTTCGTTTGCGCCACCGCCATATTCAGAATCATGGCCTGTTCTTGTGGACTCTGCTTTCTGCGCCTCTTGCGCTCTCGGGGAATGTGCTCCTGTATTTTTTGAGCTTTCCCGGATGTTGCCGCACACACGTTTGCGCTGATGGCAGCGGAACGAATGTTTTCCCACTCGGTGCCAAAGGGTTGCGCACGGTAGCGGGCTTGCCAGAAAACAAACTCACGCCAACTCATGCGGGATTGCAGTTCTTCAACTGGTATTCCGAAGGCAAGCGCGAGTTCAAACCAAAACCACTCTTCGCTTTCTTCGGTCATGCTTTTTTTGCGGACTCCAAACCCTCCGCACTCAGATAGTTAAATTTTGTCGAAGCCGTTGCGACCTGATCCAAGACCCGCGCCGGAAGCGCGTCCAAATGGGGAAGCTGCTCATCAGTAAAGATTCGTTTCCCGTCTTTATCTCCAAGCGAAAGGCCAACCATGACCGCAACTGCTTTCGCCCGGTCCTTGGTCGTATCGCTCGCAAGTGCTTCCATGATACGCGAACGATCCGCGCCGGTTAAGGTGCGGATCGTGAAAGAGTGCCCAAGGTCTTTGTATTCTGGGATTTCGATAGGCTCCGTTTTGTGTAGCCCCAAGAGTGTTGCGCCGTCCATGCAGTTCCCCTCCAAAACAGGCGCGCCGTTTACACGCCGTCAGTTTGCGAGATAACGCCCGACAACTTCAGCGTCATCGTCTGTTCCATCTTCTCGTCCACCGCGATTGCTGGACCGTCCAGCGACATGATGAACGCGGCAACAGTTTGTTTCGCGCCCGTGGCCTGCGTCCCAAATGCCGGGTATGTGACGACCACGTTTTCCTGGCTGACCGTCGTGTAGATCGGGGGGGGGTTGTCCGGCTGGAAGTGGCACGTGACTTCCAACGTGCCAGGTTCCACCAAATCCCCGCGCATGTAGGTATTGCCACCAATGGATCCGAGGTGCGTAGTCTCGATAGATTTGCGCTCCTGACCCGCAAAGGACATGTTGGTGATTTCGGTGGTGTAGCTGGTGGTGGAGAACACGAGCGTGGAGCCTGTTCCGACATCTACGTTTGGGCCTGCCATGATTCGATCTCCAAAAGAAAAACGCCGCACAGAGATGCAGCCCTGCACGGCGCTTTAACTTTTGGCACGACTTCGAGGAGTGCCCCCCTCGAATCTGCCTATCAGGTTGTCTTACGGCAAAGTCGGCACTGGCTCCACCCACGTTATGAACAGGTCAATCGTAGACAAGAACGCAACTTGCTCACTGTTGTCGGTGGGGGCTTCCATTGTGTCCGTAGACCCCAGCCAACTAATTGACCTTACGCGAAGATTACCCCCGGTTGCCGGAAAATCTACGTTTTTTCTGCCATACAGTGCATTCCTCAAAACCTCTTTGACCTCAGAACGCGATTCAGAACTCTCAGCATAGATCGAAAGCGTGAACGTATCCTGAGACAAAGCACTCGCCGCCAGCAAGTTCCGGGGCTTCTCTTCATCCTGAATATAATACGTCACGTAGGGAAAGGCGGTGCCCTGTGGGGCCGTGTCGGGGAAGATGCTGCTTCCGAGCGCGGCGGTTACTGAGGCGAGACTTTGGAGATATTGGAAGAAACCGTCTTTGATGTCTGGCATTTGGATCCCCTTGCAGCCGCGCGATACAGCGGCGAGTCGATCAGTTCCAGGGCGTCGGCGAGAATTTCATCCAGACGCCCCTGTCCGCGCACCCCTTCGCGCCGCATACGTTTAGCCTTAGATACCGCCTCTTCGATTTGTAGCAAACTTTTTCTGTTCATATCATTTCCCCAAGCTCTTCGCTGACATCTCCCTCATTTGTTCTTTGACGTCATCCCTAATCATTTGGAGCACGCGCTCGGCGTTGTTCATCAGCGCTGGGTTTAAGAACGGCTGGGCCTTCGAATTCTTCCTGCCCTTTTCGATGATGTGGGCATAAGGCATCCTGGCCACCACGCGCTTGCCGATACCCGCGCGCCCCGCGCTCTTCCAGCCGCCTGCCGTCTTTACGGTTCCCTGCTTTGCGAGGCCCACTACCTTGATGGATTTCTTCAGGTCGCCGCTAACCACTGGCACCAGGGCTTTGGCCGAAGCCGCGACTATGCGCGCAGCCTTGGTCATGGCGGAGCGCAGCATTTTCTTTTGGAGTTTTGGCGCGAAAGATTCTAGCTTCTTTTGAAGTTCTTTTTCGCCGAATAGTTTGATCATGGCGGCCATGTTATGGGAGAGTCCTTAACCATGCCGCAACGTCTACGTAAGAACCGCTTGGGGTGTTATGGTCTACCGCGGCCTTAACCGTTAAAATGCAATCCTGTGTTGGGCTCAACAGATTCAGAGCACGCACAAAATCCACCGTCCACACAGTGCCAACTCGCGTATCGTCGGGTCCGCTATACAGTCGCAACCTCTTTCCCGAGAGTCGGGATGCACTGTGGACTAAACTCATGCTGGAAATTGCGGCGGGGTTTGAAGATCCCGCGAAACTATTGAACTCCGTCAATGTCCCCAAGCGCGTCACCGGACAAAATCCCACCACACCACGAACGCGCAAATCCTGATCGGCAAATTGCATAGCCATGAATCCACCGCGCGACGTCCCAAGCGCGTACACTTTGCCAGAGTCGGCATATCCTTTGGTGATCAGTTCATCCAATACCAGTTTGGCGCGATTTGCGAAATAGGTTGCTACATCGATGCCTTGCTCAATCCTATATCGCCAGCCGTCTAAGCCGCCTGGTTGCCCTGGAATGTCGTCTGCTCCATGCGCAGGAAGGTCCAGAGAAACGATTAGGAAATTATCTGCGTACAGTAGCCGTCCGGTTTCATTGTATGGTTGCGCAGCGTCGAGGGTTTGTTCGATATTTGTGGCGAGTACAAAGAGCACCGCCTGTGGTCCGCTGCCTCTATTCAACATTCCATACTTAACGTTTCCGCTATTTGTATATACAATCTCCGCAGACTGCACCGCGAATGTCGTAAGAGCGAACAAAATTAGTATCTGCTTCATGATTTTATGTTTCCTTTCCCGGGTTTATCGAAGACGCTTGGCCGACATTCGGCAGCGGTACTGCGGCGGTCCTGAGGTATACGTACCATATATTTTCAAATAATGCGACGTGTTCGCAGTAAGTGCCACAATATATCCCGGAACATTTGTATTAGAAGCGTTGGACGCAGTGGGGGGTAAATGAAAAGCCGCATTCTGCCCTGCGTTCAAACCGGTTCCACTGTTTCCTGAGGTAGTAGAAATGCCGATAATCCACGGCCCGGTGCTCGTGGCTGTGGAGAGCGTTGAATATACATTCGCATCGATTGACCAGCGACCAGACGGTAATTCAAACCCGGTTCCATCTGTATACTGTGCGGATGTCGTGTAATTCGTATCAGACGGTTGGGTCACTTCCAGATAATCGTGCGCCTCGTTTACAAACCAGTTTGACCCGTCGCACGTAATCCGAACAAACGAATATTGAGCGTGAAGCCGGTTTGTCAGTGCCCCGTTAATTGTCTCGGTTCCATTTGCATCGATGGTAACCGTATTCGCGGACCCCATTGCATCGGCACTTGTCTTTAGGATCGTTACAACAAACCCGTCTCCCAGCGTTGCCGCTGCTGTGAGATCCACAGTAAACGCCGCGCCGCTCGCATCGCACTTGATGACCTTGTTCGCATCCGCAGCAACGACGGTATAGTTCGCCGTCTTTGCTGCTGTGCCGGAGATCGCGCGTGGTGCGTAGGCTGACGTGCTGGACGCCACGAGAATCTGTCCGACTGCAGGGGCCGTGCTGGTATTCGTTCCGCCTTCTTGGACCGCTACAGTGAGTTCGGTAGTAAGTACCCTGGACTCATTTAGCGCGTTAGTGTTCAAATAGAGCGCATGATCATCTTTGATATAAATCTGTCCGTATGCAGGCGCTGGAGTGCCGCCCGCCGATACCTCAAGAAACGTCAAGGGGTCTTCAAAAGTGTGGTCGCCGGTCCATGAGAAGTTGCCTGTTTTATCTACCTTCCCCGCGGTAACAGCGTTGTTCGTTATCCCTGCCGTAGCAATGGTTCCGAAACCCAACGACGTTCCAGAACGTCTAAGGACTTCGCCATCATTCGCAGCCGCAATACTGGCTTGTACACCGCTGCTATTTGCCGACCGCCCCACCACAGACAAAGCTGACCCGTCCGCCATGTTCGAGTATGGGAGTAAACCCGTTACTCCAGTTGAGAGCGGGAGCCCCGTTGCGCTGGTAAGTGTTCCGCTACTTGGAGTGCCGAGCGGCCCACCGGCAAAAAGCAACGTGGCGCTACTGTTCGGCAGCGTGAAGACTTTTTCCGTTGTGGCCGGTCCAGTGAACGCAGTAAAGCCGTTGCCCGTTCCTCCGAACGTGCTCGCAATGATTTGCGTTAGAGCAGCTGAACCGTTGAAGTTGTTGCCATAGATTGCGCGTGGGGTGGTCAACGTGGCCGCGCTGCCGGTGGTGTTCTGGTTAAGCGTTGGCACGTCGGCCGCCACCAGCGAGCGGAACGCGGGGGTTGCTGCCACGCCATTCGTCGGTCCTGCGAAAACCGTGTTCGCGCTTTGGTTGTCCAGTGTGGCCGTCAGCGTACCAGTCGTCGTTACCGGCGTCCCTGAAAGATCGAAGATGGACGTAGGGAGCGCAAGCCCCACCGATGTGACGGCGCTGGTGAGATATGTCGATGTATCTACCGAAAGCGTTCCGTCTCCCCCGCCCGTCTTCACGAATCCGTTGGTCGTCAGATTCGAAAGTTTCGCGATGTTCTGTGTTGTGTTGACCGTGATCGTGTTGACCGTCCGCGTGAGGCCGGTTGAGAACGTCAGCGGCACTTCAAAAGTAGGGAAGGCGGCCCACTCTGCGGCGGTCGCTCCGGCGTTCGTTCGGAGGTACTGCAGTGCGGTGCCGAGAGTCAGGCGGTCAAGGGCAAGAGACCCGGACGCGATATTGCTGGCGGTTAGCGCCGTGAGGTTGATCCCGGAAGCCGCAGGCAACGTAGCAGGAAAGCGCCCATCCGGCAAAGTTCCCGAAGAAATATCGGTCGCGCTGCGTGTGGTGAAATCCGCAAAGCTCGATCCGGCTTTGTTTATTTTACTCCAATCGATTGCAGCGCCGCCGCCGATATGGGTATTGAGTATTCCACCCGTGGCGATACCGAGTTCATTACCACCACCGCCGAGCGTTTTTGACAGCGTGCCAGTAACATCCAGGCGCAGGTCAATAGTCCCCGTGGTGGTGATCGGCCCACCGCTCAAGCCGTTGCCGGTGGCAATGTTAGTTACCGTTCCAGACCCGCCACCTCCGGCCGCCGCCCACTTCAGCCCCGATGCTTCAGCGCTGTCAGCTGTAAGAACGTAGCCGTTGGTTCCGACGGTAAGCCCGATCCAGTTTGTTGCAGTGGATACCCAGATCTTGCCTTTCTCCACCGCCGCCGCGCTACTGCTGGCGGGAACTCCGTCGTCGCGGTATTCAGCGGGAGTGCCCGCAAAGCAGGACGCGCTGGTCAGCGCCAGCGCGAGGAAAAGAACCTTTACCATATGTCTCATGATTTTTACCCCTTCAGTTTGCCGTATGCCGCAATCGTGCCTTTGTACGTGGTCGGCCCGCTGCCAACCACAGATACACCGAGGTGCAGATTCGTTTCGCCAACAATCTGCGAAGCCATTGAAGTGACCACCTGCCTCGTCCGTACGCCTGTAAGTTGCGTCGTCAGGCGCGAAACGTATTTCGTCAACGTCCCGCCAGGGCCAGCACGAAACGTAGGCTGCACCCCGAGCGCGCCCACGAACTGTGTACAGACGATTTCGACGCTGTCAATGTAGAAGTATTTTCCAGACGGCGCGTTGAAGACGATGTCCTGCGTTGCAAGGAAGTCGAGTTCTGCCGTCTCGAAAAACCCTTCGTAGCTGGGAACAGCGTTGTTACCCGAGACGCTGGCCGTGGCCGATACCAACTGTTCCGCCGCGATCAGGATTTCGTGTTTGATGAAATCAACCGGCAACGCCTGAAT